TTTTATGCCCCAAGCACGGCGTAAAACTGCAAAAAACACATGGAGGTAAAGAAAAATGCAGAGGAAATTTTTAGAGGACTTAGAACTTGAAAAAGAGGTCATAGACAAGATAATGACCGAAAACAGCAACGACATCAAGAAGATTGCCGTTGAGCGTGACGGCTGCAAGGAACAGCTTGAAACTGCACAGACAGCTCTGAAAGAGTTTGAGGGAATTGACGTAAAGGAGCTTAACGGCAAAATCAAACAGCTTACTGACGACCTCACCGCAAAGGATGCGGAATATCAGACAAAAATTGATGATATGGAGTTCAATTCCGTGCTTGACAGTGCAATTGCAGGAGTTAAGGCGAAAAATTCAAAGGCTGTCAAGGCACTTCTTGACCTCGAAGCACTCAAATCATCAAAAAATCAGTCGGAGGATATAAAGTCCGCACTGGAAAAGGTGAAGTCTGAAAACGACTACCTTTTTGACGGTAATTCCGTTCCCGGAGGCGGAGGAAATCCACCTGATGAAACCAATAACAACAACAAACCGCTCCCATCAGGAACGGTAATTTTTTAGGAGGTAATTTTTTATGGCAAGAACAAAGGCATTATCACTTTTGCAGGCGGCATCAACCAAAGCTGACCTCAAAGAAATCTACGGCATTGTCATTGAGAATATCCAGAGGGATACACTCTCAAACGCACTGAAATCCCAGAACTATTCGGGAAGTCCTGCGGCAGGCTCTGTTGAATACAAGCGTTTTGCAAATTCCCAGTCAAAGACATACGGAACTGCCAGAACAGCAGGCAAGGGTGACGCTGTAAAGGTTCCGCCGATCACTGTCAATGTGGACACCCACAAGGAAATTGTCGAGGAGGTTTCAAAATTCGACCTTGACACCTTCGGCGTTGCAGGCATCATGTCAAGACGTGCGTCAAACCACATTGACACTATGGCGTCAGACCTTGATACAGCGTTTTTCTCTGCGGCTTGCACTGCGGCAGCTGAAATCACCACAAATGCAACCGACCCTCTCGAAATTCTCGAAGCGGCTATCCTGTCACTTGAAACTGTAAAAAATGACTATGTGAGGGGCACGAACAGACGCAATCACCGTCTTATCCTCTCCCCAAGCTATTACAGCACAGTCCGCACAAAGCTTGACAGTCAGATAAACTGCAACGTTGACACTGCGGCTGAGGAGTTCGGAATGTATCATGGGGTTAAGGTTTACAGCTCAATCAATCTCCCGACAGGAATTGATTTTCTGCTCATGCACACTGATACGGTCGGTCAGCCTGTTATCGTAAATCAGTACTCCGAGCCTGAAAAAATCCAGCTTTCAAACGATTATGCGGTGTCGCTTTTCTATGACTACGGCACAAAGGCACTTACACCTGACCTCTTATTCAAAAGGTCAACGCCGACAAAGGCAGGAGGTAATTAATGTACAGCTCGGTTAAGGAGGCTGACAGCTACATCAGCACTCATTATACCTCAAAATCAGCGGCTTACAAGCGTTGGAATGCACTTTCCGAGGACGATAAAGCTGTTTACCTGAACAATGCTTTTGACTCAATAGAATGTCTGAAATTCGGCGGAAGAAAGGCGGTTCCCGAACAGGAAACCGCTTTTCCACGCTTGCCGTATCAGTACGGGCATACAGACTCGGGAGCTCCTGAACGTGTAAAGTCCGCCGAAATCGAGCTTGCATTGTATCTGTCAGACGAAAAAAAACAGGAAAGCTCCGAAAAACGTTCAAAGCTTATTGCAGACGGAGTTAAGTCATTTTCCTTGGGCGATTTATCGGAAAGCTACGGAGATAATGTGCAGTCTGCGTCAAAATCAAGCGTTTATGACTGCAAAAAAGCCGTAAGCCTGCTTTCACCATATCTTTCGGGAGGTTTTGAGATATGCTAGAAGATTACCTCAATCAAACCTGCACCGTAAGATATGCAGACGGAACAAATGCACGAGGTCAGCCGATTTACAGCGAGCCTCGCAGCGTTCCATGCAGGCTTGTGCAGAAATATCAGCTTGTAAACAGGTCTGACGGCTCGACCGTTACGGCGGAGCATATCTGCTATCTTACGGAAAAAATCACAACAGGCGATACAATAAACGGTCTTGCGGTGCTTTCGGTCAGCGCAATGACCGACCTTGACGGCGAAATTACAGGTTATAAGGCGGTGATGTGATGAGCAGAAGAAATTCAATCGAGATAGACAGCCGTGAGCTTGACAGACAGCTTAAAAAGGCAATCCGACGTAATCCTGAGCTTGCCACAAAAAAGGTCACTGCCATTGCTCTTGACCTCGCAGGACGTTCCGTAAGACTTGCACCTGTCGATACAGGTGATTTGCGTAATAATTGTTCTGCTGAAATAAACGGTTCGACAGTTTTCACGAATAAATCAAAATGCGGTGAGGCGGTGCCGTCCTTGAAATTAAGTGCGGAAATCGGCTATTCCCTGCCCTACGCACTTCGTCAGCATGAGGAGCTTGGCTATAACCACCCGAAAGGCGGACAGGCGAAGTTCCTTGAACAGCCGTTCGCCGAAAATGAGCAGAAATACATTGACATGCTCAAAAGCATACCTGACGAGGCATTGAGATGATGAATATACTTGATAAGCTTGGTGCAGTTCTTAACGACAGCACTGTAAAGCTCGGATTTCTCCCTGATTTCCCTGACGATTTATCCGTACTGACTGAATATAAGGGCAGTCCGCCTGTACATTCATTCGGCGACACTGACATTGTCGAAAACGTACAGCTCAGGTGCAGGGGTGAGAGGTCATACGAAAAAATCTCCGCATTCACCGACAAGCTTAACCGCTACAGTGATACGGAGATTTCTGTTATACAGGAAACGGCAATACTCGATATCGGACGTGACGATAAACAGCGCCAGGAGTATACCGTTAATTTTAAAATTTACAGGAGGTAATTTTTATGGCACTTTATACAGGTGTTACAGGCAAGCTTAGCTTCAAAGCAAGCGCTGGAAGCGTAACGGACATCGTTCACATGTCCTCATGGAACGTATCGCTTTCAAAGGAAATCCTTGAAATTCTCTCTTTCGGTTCGGACTACAAGGAAAAGGCGGCGTCAATAAAGGACTGGTCCGCAAGTGCAGACGGTACATGTGATTTTGACACGGCAAGTGGTCAGAAAATACTTTATGACGCATTTGAAAGTGGCAATACAATCAAAGGCACTTTTTATCTCAACGAGAACACGTTTTTACAGGGCGACTGTCTTGTGGAGTCACTGGAAATCGACCATTCGGCTGACGGCAAGGCTGATATTTCAATAAGTCTGGCAGGTTCAAAGGCGGCTGTTCTTACTCTGCCGACAGGTTAATTGACAAAAAATAGTACCCATGCTATAATATAGACATGGGTACTGGATAAAACGGTAGGCGGTTCAATCTTTTCCCTCGGAAACGGGGGTGTTTGCATGAGTACTTTAGAATTACTTACATTAATTAACGTAGTTTTAAACATAATAGCTCTTGTAAATAATAATAAAAAGAAATAACCGCCCCACTCTACCATAAGGCGACGGTTATTCTTAACTAAAATCGCTTGAGGGAGAACCGCTTATCGCAGTACCCTTTCATTTATATTATAGCATAAACAGAAAAAATGTCAAGTATCAATCAAAAAAAGCAGGCTGTTAAGCTTGCTTTTATTATTTAAAGGAGTTTTTTATTATGTTTATCAAAGTAAATGAGAATGAATACGAATTATCAACAAAGCTTGGAGTTTCTTTGAAGCTGGAACAGAGGTTCAAGCTCCCCCTCACTCAGATTTTTGACAAAATAGCAGCCGCAGAAATAAACGAGCTTATCGATATTATCTCACTTTCAGCCGACAAGCTCAACGATAAGGCTTTCAGAAACGAAATCCTTGACGCATGGGACTACACCGATTTGCAGTATACAGTTCAGGAGCTTATCGCACGTCTGATGTTCACGGGAACTGATGATGAAATTGAAGCAAAGGTGGAAAAATATCCGCTGGGGGAAACACAGAAAAATCTGATAAGGAAGATACTTGGAATTCCGCTGAAATTGTCAGAACAGCCTACAGAGTCGGAATAAGCATACCTGACCTGTGGAACATGGAGCTGTGGGAGCTTAACGAATGCGTGAGGGAATACAACCGCATACACTCCGAAGACATAAATTCAAGGACTGTTCTTGCATGGGAAACTGCAAATTTTGTCGGTGCTGCATTCTCGGGCAAGCTGAAAAGTCTGAAATTTTATTTAAAGGAGTCGCAGACAAGTAAAGCTCCTGCAATATCCAACACCGAATTTGACAAAAAATTAGCTGAGGCGGAAAGGAGGTACTAATGGCTTTACGGGATTTAACAGTCAGAATTAATGCCGATACTTCGGGGTTTGGCAGAGGGCTTAAAAGCATCAGCTCAGGCATAAAATCTCTCGCCAAAACAGCCGCCGCACTTGCAGGTGTAACGCTTGGAGTTGCAGGACTCGTTCAGGCATTCAAATCATACGTTTCACTTGAAAGCTCCGTACTTCGAGTAAATGACCTTTTCAAAGAGTCGGCAAAGTACATAGAATATTTTGCAACCGTAACAGGAAAGTCGCTCGGCATGGCTGAAAGCTCTGCATACGAGTTTGCGGCTACATACGGAAATCTTTTCAAGAACATAACAAAGGATACTGCCGAAAATGCAAAGGTGACAATAGCAATGCTGAAAGCCTCGTCCGTGGTGGCGTCCAAGACAGG